TCTAGTTTCAATATGGAGCCCCGAACATAGTTATGTCGGGCGGACAGATGAATTTAAGGATTGGAAGAAGTTCGATGGGTACACCTTTATCGCACACAACGCATCATTCGATCAGCGCTGTTTTGAACGCTGTGTCGAACTGGGCATCATTCCAGACATTGATGTCTCATGGGTCTGCACGGCAGATATGTGCGTATACTTTCAATATCAAAGAAACCTAAAGGGCTCGGCTAAGGAAATCCTTGGCGTATCCATGGACAAAGAGGTCCGCAATAACATGAAGGGTAAGACCTGGGATGACATGATTGCGATGGATGAATCCAAGGCTGTCCTTCAGTACGCCCTGGACGATGCGAAATATACATATCAAATCTGGGAAAAGCTTTGGCCCCTTTGGCCTGAGACCGAAAGACTGTTGTCCCATCAAACACGGACAATGGCTTATCGCGGATTGCCTGTTGATCTACGAAAGGTAGAAGACGGAGTAGATAAATTAGAAGGACATTTATTCGAGGCTAAGACCAGTCTTCCATGGTATGGAGAGATCGATCCGGATACCAAGAAAGAGTATGTTGTTTACTCCAAGAAAGCTATGGCGATTGAATGCCGCAAGGCTGGTGTAGAACCTCCTAAGAGCCTCGCGAAAGACAGCGAAGAGCTAGCCAATTGGATTAAAGAGCATGGAGATAAGCTGACCTTTGTATCCGCGATGCAAAATTATAATCGCATTAACATGCACTTGCAGAGGACCAAATCAGTTAAGGAAAGATTAACTGACGAAGGTCGCATGAGTTACAATCTGAAATATTTCGGAGCAGATGCTACCGGAAGATGGTCAGGTGACGCCGGCTTCAATGTACAGAATATGCCACGGGATACTAAGTACGGGGTCAACATTCGTAATGTCGTATCCCCGGCCAAAGGAAAGACCTTAGTCATATCTGATTTATCTCAAATCGAGCCGAGATTGACTGCATTCCTCGCTGGCGATGATGATTTCCTTGAGCTCGTGTCCAAAGGCATGAGCCCGTATGAAGCGCACGCTCGTCAGACAATGGGATGGACTGGTGGAAAATTAAAGGATGAAGATCCCGAGCTCTATCTTTTGGCTAAGGTTCGTGTTCTTCAACTTGGATACGGGAGTGGATGGTTTAAATTTGCCGAGACAGTTAAGGCATATGGACAGACCCAGATTCTAGATTCCAGCTTCAGCCGTCAGGACGAATTAAGATTCCAGGAATTTGCCAAGAAGTATCAGCCGGGTAAGTTCTCGGCCTATTCTAACTTAAGTGCAGACGAGCGTCGCCAATGGGTTAATGCATACATTCAGGTTCAAGATTTCCGGGACAAAAACCCAAAGATTACATCCTCTTGGAAGAATTTAGATAAGCGTCTGAAATCCGCTGCTAATGAAGGTGATGATTTTAAAATAGAAATCCCGAGCGGACGGACATTAAATTATTTCCGCTGTCGTCATGAACCGGACGGAGTTACCTGTGCAACTCAGAAGGGAAGCATCAGACGGACAAAAATGTACGGTGCTAACTTGTTTCAAAATTCTGTCCAAGCGCTTGCGAGGGACTGCTTCGGGTTCATTCTAAAAAATCTCTACGATGGTGGGTATGACGTTGTTTTGCATGTTCATGATGAAGTCGTCGTTGAGGTAGAAGAGGAGAACGCTGAGGAGATAAAAAACGAAATTCAAAAAATCATGATGACCGGGCCGGAGTGGATGAAAGATGTACCACTCAGCAGCGATGCGATCATCTCAAAGGAGTACACGAAATGATTATAGGGTTAGCTGGTGGAAAAGGGTGCGGAAAAAGTTCTGTCGCACGAATACTTGAACGCAAATACGGATACGAAGTTCTTAGCTTTGCAAGTCCTATTAAAGACATGCTTCGAGCTATGGGTCTTCGTGATTCTGAGCTTAATGATCCGGTATTAAAAGAAATCAAGCTTGATGAGTATGGGAAGAGCCCACGCGAAATCATGCAACTTCTAGGTACTGAATTTGCGAGGAACATGATTGCACAGGATGTGTGGATTACCGCGATGAGAAGACGGATAAACACGCATGTAAAAACGGTGATCGATGATGTACGCTTCGATAATGAGGCTGAGTTCATCCGAGAGATCGGCGGTACAATTCTTGAAGTCAGGCGGACTAAACTAGACGAGAACAATGATACTCACATATCCGAGGCGGGAGTGTCTGAGAATTTTATACACGGAACAATTAATAACTTAAGCTGCTACGAGACCGATCTAGAATTGGAAGTAGACAGCAAAATCGAAGAGGTGGAAACATATGGACTTATTTACAATACCTAATTTAAGCGCTAGCCAAGTATCAAAGCGCAAACCATGGGAGGTTGATTTTGAGCTCCCAGAATTTAGGGATAGCAACGAATATAAACAATGGGCGGCCCGGCCGAGCACAAGGTATCTAGCCTATAGTACCTGTGAAGGGATTGACCCTAACCAGCGAGTATCGAGCAATAACCCGGTCAGATTTTTGCACGGGGTATCAGCCGATTGGGATGCTAGATTTACGGATGAACAGTTTGAAGAGATTGTCCGTCGATTGATCGATCATGAATATCCAGTCAATTATATCAGCCGAAGCTATTCGGGTGGAATTCATGCGGTTTGGTTTTTCGAGTCCCCGCTATTCATGCATGGATCTCAGAGCAATACACGATTCCTGAAGCGTTTGGCCAAAGAACTGAAGCTTGAGGGACGGGACGCGATTGCTCGGGGCTTTGATCTAGGAAACTTTGAGAAGCAGCATTATCTTCTGCATGGTGGAGATTGGAGACCTGTCAGTCCGAAGTCACGGATCAGTGCAGACATGCTACATTTCTGGCAGTATGAAACATCTAAATCCGCTGACTTTCGTGGACAAGGTCCTGAGATTCCATTGAACACCGTATTCGAAGAGGTCGAGCGGGCTTGGCCTGATCATCAATGGCCTGGAGAATTTGTCGAAGGCTCTCGCGGACCCACCTTTTGGGATCCGGGCGGACAGCACAAGACTACTAATTCTGCGATCGTGCGCGATACAGGCATGCAAGTGTTCAACATGGCGAAAGGTTTCTATACATGGAGCGAGGTTCTGAGCCCTGCATTTGTCCGTCAGTTTGAAGTTGGACGGATTGGTAAAGCGATTGATGGCTATTGGTTCGATGGAAAAAACTATTATGTTCAGGACGGGTCTGGTGGATTCTTTGTAAATAATAAGGAAGAATGTCTTCTAGACCTCCAATGTCGAAACGATCTTAGCTCACGACCTGGACGGAGCGAGAATGTATCCGAGAGCAAGCGAGCATTGCACTCAATCATTACTGGCAAACGAGTAGAGGCGGGTCTTCCTTTTTGTTTTATTAAGAGCCCGATTGTAACTCATGAAAACCGTAGGTATTTCAACACGGCAAGGGTACAACCTATTACCCCAACCGATTTTGAGGTTACTCCCGAAAAGGATTTCCCCGAGATCTGGAAGTGGATGAATTACATGCTCGGAGATGAGCAGATTAATCATGAATTGGATTGGTTAGCCTATTCTTATTCAAATGCGTTTGCTGGAAAGCCTAAGCGTGGGCATGCACACTTCCTTGTTGGTCCTCCGAACTGCGGAAAGACCTTTTTCAATACACAGGTTCTTGGGAAGTTATTTGGTGGCGGGATCAAGGCATCAGATTATTTAACCGGTAAATCAGAATGGACTGAGCATTTGTTTGAATACGGTGCTTGGCTTGTTGACGATGAGGCTCCGAGTGCGAGCAATGCTATGCACACGGCCTTTACCGCCAAGCTGAAGGAGCATATCGCCAATGATACATTTCTGATCAATGGAAAATTCAAGAAGTCGGGTCGTGTATTTTGGCGCGGACGGATTAGCTGCACATTGAATGATGACCCGGTATCGATGCGCCTTCTTCCTGATTTGGACATGAGCATTAAGGACAAACTCATGGTCTTCAAATGCCGTGACGGGTATGATTTCTTTCCCGGTATTAAGGATGTTATATCCAAAGAGCTTCCGGCCTTCGCCCGTTGGCTTTTGGACTACGAGATTCCACAAGAGCGCTTTGACGTACGGTTTGGAGTCCAAGCATACATCAATCCGGGCCTTGAGGCGATTGCGAAGGCCGATAGTCGCTACAGCCACATCATCGAGATTCTGGCTATGTTCAGAGCAACGCTCGGGGACGATGCCTGGGAAGGTACTTGTTCCGAGTTGATGGTTGTTCTTTCCGCCAATGAGAATAATCGAGTACTTCTCAAGGAGCTTAATCCAAAGAAACTCGGCTGGGGTCTTAGTCACATGACATCAAAAGGCTTTGATTGGGTCGGTCGTAGCGATCAAGTTCAATACGGATGGAAGATTTTCGGGAATGGCTAAGAGCGCAATGAAAGCGCTCGGCACCTTGTTCGAGCAGAGGTTCGTGCTCAAATGTCTTGAGCACGGGCTTCACGCTTTTAGTCCGATCGAGGAAGGGCTGCCTCAGGACATGCTTGTCATGAATCACGCAAACGAAGTTCTGCGGGTTCAGATCAAAGGAACTAAGACACCTGTTAAAAAGTGGAAGACTGATCGGTATAAAATCACCGCGGGCACAGGGAACAACAGCAAGAAAGCGATCGATTGCGATCGCATCGATATTGTTGTAGCTCATGTCGATCCTGACATCTGGTACATCGTTCCATGCCCCGAGCTTAAGTCGGTTAGCATGTGGCTCTACCCTAATGCCGAAAACTCTGTTGGTCAGTACGAACGCTTTCGCGATCGTTGGGATTTATTAACGGGGCACGGAGAAATAGCCGTTACGACGCAAACGGACACGCACAGTTTCCTCGGAGACACCGAGAATGCCCGCTATGATAGTTGGACTCAGACCGGCCTCGAATCGTGCGAAGATCATATTTGAATAGAACCGCATTCGCTTTTTCATTTTCTTTTGATCCGCCAGGAATAGGTATCCTTTTTTCCTAGGCTTTTGAGACTCTGGAGTCTCTAAAGAAAACGCCGCCCGAACTTCATCTGCTGAAAGCCCTAGTTTATCTAGGACCTTGCTTGGCTCAGGACTTTTCTGCTTCTTCTTTTTCGGCATCGATTCTAAAAGCTGTAGATACCGATTGTTTGGCGGGGAATTCAACAACTCCTTCCGACCAGATATCAGTGCTCGCCTTATCGAATTCGAAATGCACCCGAAAAATAATATCGGCAGTCATTTCATTCTCTAATGCACACAATCGAACCTGTGGAATTAACTCCTCAGCAATCTCTTTTGCCTGCAAAGATACAGCGTTTAACATGTCGTTTTCACTAGCCTTTTGAGCTTCTAACCAATCCTTCATAATCCCTCCATTTTTGTTGCAGTAGGTACAAATCAGGTACATATTGCCATTTTTAACAGTATAACATTGCAACACACCATTGTCAACTTGCTGAATATCAACAACTTGCCCGGATGGCGGAATTGGTAGACGCGCTGGATTCAAAATTTGATATAAAGCACTAGTTGTAGGGTGTTTATGCAAAAACCCTAGACAAAATGAGAGAATACACAAAATGTAGTGATATGAATCACACACCACGCAGGTACAAATCAGGTACATCACTGAGAGCCAAATCTAAAACCGGCACTCGAATATATAAACGCAGCCAAAACGGAGGGTGGAATTATAAAGCCCAGGTAGCTGGAAAATCCAGATACTTCCCGCTCGGTTTGGACAAATCAAAAGCGCTCGATCTGGCAGATCAAATACGAGCACATTTGATCCTTCACCCATTCCGTGAGGTTCAAGAGATGTATAATAAAAAAGCATTCGCATTGACCAAGCCTAAACCTCCGACCTTAGGCCAATGTCTTGAGGCCTTAGAAATGAATCAAGTGTCCGCAGGAATTACCGATACGACATTGACCGGATATAGACAGGCGATTACTCGGTTGATTAAACAAGTCATCGGAAAAGTTCCGGACGACAGTTTTGATCTGTCTCTAATCGACGAGGATTTTATCCGAGAATATAAAAACCAAGCGCTTTCGGGCATTAGGGATGAGTCAAAGATCGCAAGTCGTAAGCGAACGGTCAACAGTCTCATGCGTCAGGTTAAAGCTGTCTTTGCCCGACCTCGTATATTCAAAGATTATGATATGGCATTCGTTGAAGCGATTAGATCTGAAGAGTTCTACAAGAAACTAAAAAAGCAGTACCATCTCCCGGCTGAAGATCTGATTGAAAAAACCTTTACTCTATTTTCTGAGTCAGAGGGCGACATATTTACGATGCTTGGATTAAGCTTACATTTCGGGTTGCGTAGAAACGAAGCATTTCATTGTCGTAGAGAATGGTTTGATTTAGACGGTGATCGGGCTCGCATAACGGTGGCCGCAGATAGAGACTTCAGGCCGAAAGGTGGGCATGAAGGTTTTACTCTTGGAAGCAAGGTGATCGCTAAATCGATTTTGAATAAAGCGTCGGGCGATGATTTATTAATTACTACCCGAGCAGATTATGGACGGGTACTCTTTGACGATTTAATTAAAAAGCTTCGATCAATTGGATGGGAGCGTTCCAGTCCCTTGCACGAATTAAGAAAATTGTTTGGGTCTTATGTAGCCACGACTGAAGGAATTTACATATCTCAAAAGTTCCTGAGACATGCAGATGCAAGTACGACTAACGATAGTTACGCCGATGTCATGGCTAACGATAAGATCAAAGCGTTATGGGCTGCCTGACCAAATTATGGCCAGCTTTATGAGCATGAACATAATGTCTAGGATTGCTTCGCGCTCCAGGAAGAACATGACCATCACGACAATCCAATAGACCTCGCGTTGGACATTGTGCATCGCTAGAACGATTTTCCTATGTTGTAACCAACTGCCATTTCGCGCATCGCCCATGGATAATTTTCATGGGTTGCTACAAATAGTTTAAGTTTAAATCTTCGGCCTCGCAGATTGGTAAATACTTTTACGATCTCTTTGATCGGTCCTTTGTACTGCCCGGATACTTTACCTGAATCGTTTTGAATATATAGCCAAGCATGTCCGATTGAATTTGTATGGAACGAAAGGTCTATTCTATAAACCTCTTTCTCCGCAGATTCAGATCCGAAATGCATCCAGTTTGTTTCTGCAATCGAAAGGTAGCAGTCTTTAAACCATAAAGGATCCGATATGGTGCCCTTCCCTACGCTTGCATCTGTAAATGGACTGGGTAGATATTTCCCTCGGTATAAAAACGAACCCTCTTTATTGGCTACAATTCCTGTCTGTGTATAAGGATCAAAATTAGCGGTTGTATCTATAGGGTCTGATACTTTTTGAAATACCGGATCGTTTAAATCTAAGAGATCAGATTTAAGAATCTCTTTCTCCTCTGAAATACAGTAAACCTCTGAGGAGTTGTCCTTGATAGCGAGCGCGGTGACATCGAGCGGAAATGGCCCTGCGAGTGAACTACTCCGTTCGGTAAAACAGTAGGCTTTATATTTTGACGGCTTAGCCGCGGCTTCAATTGAATCGCTCATTATTTGTAAGGGAAATATTTGTTAAGAGTTGCCTGCCTACGCTTACAACCTCCGCACTGTTTTATACCAAGCTTGTCGGTTACTTTTTTAATCGAGTCTCCAAGACCTTTTGATTTCTCGGGCTCCTCTGGTTTTATAGTTTTTTTATCTTCGTTCATTATACAATGGTGGCTCCTAGGTTTACGCAGAAGCTTGTAAATTTGTTGGCCCGAGGTACGGTGCTACAGGTGATGCACCCCATATTATTTCAACGGTTGCATCTTGATTATATGTTAAACCGTCAACCTCAGATTTATAGTACCAACGGTTTACAGAATCCCAGTAAGGATCATCGATATCGGGGTTAAATATAACCTCTTCCGGTATGTATATTTTGTGGAAATGTGCGTCAACGAATTGGCTGTCAACTTCTGCCCGAACACTTAAAGTCACAGGTGTTCCAGTGTTACTGTTTAAATTGTAGGAATTTAAAAACGATGTCCAGTTACCTGTATTTTTTACGGAAGAGTACCCGGTTAAATTCCAGCCCCCGACAACATTTTCAACCTTAGCGGAGAAAGGACCTAGTAGTTCAACAGCCTGCAAATTAGTTGGCCCGACTTGCGGCGGAAGTACTAGCGCATCTAAATTTGTAGGTCCGACTTCTGGAGGGAGAATTATAGCTTCTAAATTTGTAGGACCTTCAGTTGGCGGGAGAATTACTGCCTCTAAATTGGTAGGTCCAACCTCTGGCGGTAAAACTTCTGCATCTAAATTTGTAGGACCTTCAGTTGGCGGGAGAATTACTGCCTCTAGGTTTGTAGGTCCGACTTCTGGCGGTAGAATTATAGCTTCTAGATTTGTAGGTCCTACTTCTGGCGGGAGAACTTCAGCATCTAAATTTGTAGGTCCGACTTCAGGTGGTAGAATTATAGCTTTTAGATTTGTAGGTCCAACTTCTGGTGGTAAAACTTCTGCATCTAAATTTGTGGGCCCAGACTCTGGCAGAAGAACTTCAGTCTCTAAGTTTGTAGGCCCAACCTCTGGCGGAAGAATTATAGCCTCTAAATTTGTGGGCCCAGACTCTGGCGGAAGAACTTCAGCCTCTAAATTTGTAGGCCCAACCTCTGGCGGAAGGATTACTGCCTCTAGGTTTGTTGGTCCGAAAAACGGGGCTAGTATACGAGCTATTAAATTCCTAGGCCCCCTCAACGGGGTTCTTGGAATTA